CCAACACCTATAGCAACTGACTCAACATCCTATCTAGCAGCTTTACCTATAACATTGATTGCATTTCCATCTCCTCTAGTTGCGGCTGCTACTTCACTAGCAATTGGTTTAGCTCCTGCTACAATCCCTTTTACTGCAACTCGTGATGTAGCTGCTATTCCCGTAGCAACTCCACGAACTGCAACAGCTCCTATTCTAACAACTCCAAGTATAATTGGTAACATCGAATTATCCCTTATGCGATTCTATAGAAAAGTTGTTTTGCCATTTCGCCTAAAAATGGCGTAGGATCAGGAACATCATTGATATCATGCGGTCCTTGTCCTGGCAACATTCTAACTTTTCGGCCAGTTGAGGGAATGTTAACTACTGGAGGAGCAGAATTTTTTGAGCTATTAAAAGCATTTTCATTTTCCTTTGAATTTATATCTAAAGCGTTTCCGTTACCAGCAGTTGTTTGATTTAGTTCAGGAGTAGCTGTTCCACCTTCTGCTTGACCTCCTGCTCCGCCTGAAGTTGTTGCACCGTTTCCGCCTGTACTAGAAGATGTCGTAGGTTCAGGAGTACCTCCACTAGATGCTGCATCTGATTTCCCTTCTCCATCTTTAACAGGAGCTCCTCCGTTATCTGCTTTAACTGACCCGGAACTTCCTCCAGTTTTTTTTATAAGAGTTTCGGATTCCATTGATTTATTTGCGTCAAATTCGTCAGATACTCCATCAAGTTTGTCAACTTTATATTCTATTTTAACTAAACCTTTTTCAAAATCAGGCTTTACTTCATATCCTTTATAACCTTTAGCTTTATTTAATTCTACTACTCTTTTACCTTCATCATCAGCCTGTTTTAAAAGAATATCTCTCTTCTTCTTTTCTTCTCGTTTGGCTTGCGTTTTTACTTGCTCTTTATCAACTTCAGTTATGGTATTATCTGCATCGGAAATTAATCCTTCTCCAAAATCTTTTAACCCCTTTTTCATATTTTTGAGTACATCAAATGGACCATCTGGCAGTTTATCAGCAAGACTTACGATGGTTTCACCCACAGTTTTTTGAATACCTGCTATTACTTTTTTAATATCGCCTATAAAGTCAGATGCAAAATCTTTAACTACATCAAATTTTTCTGAGAAGTACTCAGGAATATCCTCCATAAAAAACTTAGGTAGTTTTTCAGTAAAAAACGGTATAGCAGATTCAAATATAAAATCGAAGACAGGCATCAAAAATTCGCTTATCTTTTCGCGTTTTTCTCTGATCCATGCTAGAACAAGTGGATATATTGCAAACAGTGTAAATGCAATTCCTTGAAGTAATTTACTTGCACCTCCAAGTAAACCTCCCATTCCACCTTTTGCTTTAGGTTCTTGTCCATCTATTTTTTCTTTTCCGTCAGAGTCAACTGGCTCTGCATCAGTAGGAGGTTTATTGGTAGAAAGAGATAAAACAGAACTTAAAGACTCATTGATCTTAATTAAATTCGAATGTATTTCTTCTAATATGCTGTTTTCATCTGATGGTTCATCTGATGGTTCTGCAGTGGCGTTTTTAGATTTATGCTCTTCAACTCGATTTAATGCTTCCGCTCTACTGACCATGAGATTTTTACGCGGGCCTTCATTCTCATGGAATCTTTCAGTTTTTTCATTATATCTTAAATTGGTTGCTCCTAGTTCTTCTTCAGTTGGATCCTTCGGAGGTTCTATTTTAGCAGCATCATCTTTAATCGGCACAATTTCATTTTTATTATTTTGTAATTCATCAAGTTTATCTGCGTGATCTTCTAATATATTGTCGTGTTCATCTAACTTTTCATTTATATCGTTTAGCGCATTATTAACCGCATTATCGTTAGATTTAACATTATCGATTTGTCTGTCTACTACATTATATTTTGCAGTTCTCTTTCTTCCGTATAGAGCAGGATCTTCTATTTTAGCAAGTTTATCATTTAAAGATTTAAAAATCTTCTTGATTTTTTCTAATGATTCTTTGTCCATTTACTTTTTACTCGCCCAAGTAGTGAAGCCCATATAAGCGCCAACAACAGATGCCATGGCAATATAAAATGTACTGAAGACACTATCTAGAGCTTTAATTCGATCATCTGCAATATAAGGAGACATGAGAAGCGCGGTGAAGCCTACCATGGCATACATAGCAAGCCACGCCATTCTACGGCGGTTTTTAAACTTATCTTCTGCAATATTCACTTCAGTTTTAGATATTTTACCATCTCCATCCATATCAACGTTCTCTTGTTGGATGTCATCGGACACTATTAAGAAGCCCTTTCTCGTTTTTCTCTTTCTTCTTTGAGATACGCCAAAAGCATATCTACGTAAATATCCCTTTCAAACGGTATCAAATCTTCTATTTCGCTTATTGAATACTTATGATGCTGAGCCATCGCAAAAATCGTTGTATAATAATTTTTGAGACTCGTATGACTCAGCCCTACGTAAAAAAATCGTGTAATGAACTCAACTTAATTATCCGATCATGATCGAATGAATTCTTATAATGCAATTCATGGTGTAACTTAGGCATTGTAGAAAAGAATTTTTCAATCTTTTCGAATGATTTTGTATCTAAGTTTTCAAGGAATTCTATAAGTTCTTGTTCAGTACTTTCTTTGGCTGGATACACATTCTCAGAATCATAAATTGTATCAATCGTATGAATTAAAATGTTATTTAATAATTCATTTTGATCTGTTATATCAGCCATTTTTTCAGTTACAGCTACGCTTGGAAACTTTAAGATCATTCCAACTTCGCCATTAATATCGATCTTATTGTTATTTTCAGGATCGATTTTAATTTCAACCTCATCTAAATTAACTTCAAAATCATAAACCTTATCATCTTCATTATCACGATATTTGAGCTTAGCTATATTGTTGACTGATCGTGCTCTTAGTTTTAAAAATACATATTCTAAATCAAATGTCGCTAACTCATTTACATCTAGATCATCAAAACAACAATTATTGATGATTTGTTTTAGTGCCATCAGAATTTCACTGTTTTCACTCTGTTGAGCCATAAGAAGGATCTTCTCTTCTTTGACTAAAAACGGTCTAAATTTTAATTCTTTGCCAGTTGAAGGAATTTTAATCGTAAAGACCGGTACTGATATTTTTGGTAAAGCCATTGTATACTCCTAATAATTAAAAGAATCCCGATAAACCACCGCCAACAATACTTGCATTGTTAACTAAGTTAATTGCATCTCCTACACTTTGAGGTCTCTTGATAGCCGAAATGGTTTGTGCTATAGTGCCTAACTTCATTAATTTTTGTATATTAGATAATCCAAAACTAGATGCTGCGTCAGATATAGGTATTCTATCAGAAGCCCAAGTTTTATATTGAAAATTTACTCCAATATTCATCATGCTGTTTGTATTATTCCAATCCATGTCTATTTGATTTATTCTATATGGAAAAGCATCAAGCAAACGATATTCTAGGATTTTATCAGACTGGTGATTAAATACTGTAATATTTATGTTGCAAACATAACTGTCTTTGTATGCTACTCTATAGAATTTAGGATGCTCCCTTCGATCATCGAAATTTACAATCGTGTTTAACCAATTATGAAAGAACGATAGTATTTGGCCTTTTGCATCACCAATAAATTGAAGTTCTATATCAGTAAAGATTGCTCTATGCGGGAAATTTTCAACAGGACCTGTACCTAATGGCATATTGGCTTCTAAAGCCAAATCTATTCCTGGTAAAGAAGTTTTCATACAGAAAAAACTCAAAGAACGTTGGTCAAGGGTCTCGCGATTCATAGCAGCTTTAATTTCACTGGAAAATGGAGTGATTGTTACCAAAAAAAGATTAGTAGGCAATACACCGCGAGTACCAATAGCACTCTTAAATTCTTCTATATCGAACCCGGCGGTTTTTCTTTTAGGTAAAGTACCATTTAACCCTATAAAAGTAGCAATTTTACTTGTTATAGCATCGGTAAAAGTAGATGGACCTGGCATTTATCGTATTCCTTTTTTAATTTTTGCTATGCTTTCTTTCCAAACTATATTTTCTGATTTCTTTTGAAATCTTTGTAGAGGTAAAAATAAAGCTAATTCCCATTCTTTAGGAGGAATAAAGGCTATCTTAGACCTTATATTTTTATGTAAATACATGTGTATACATGGTTGAAAAAATCTTAAATTTCTTCTTGATTCTAAAATGCTATATGTCATTTTAGCCAAGCGTGTAGTATTCTGTTCCATATCCTTTGAATTCAAAAGAGAATACATATTGTCCATAAAGATGGCTCTATATGGAGTCGGCAAATAATGTAAATTTAATCCATAAAATCCTTGAGTAACCATTTTAAATGGAAACACTATGGGAAACGTATCATAATAGTCTAATGTTTTTTTGTGTTTAGGAGCATAATTATATAGAAAAAGACTACCTACTTGTTTAATGTTCTTGATAGAAGGAATATGTTCTTTCTCTAAAATTATATTTGTAGGAACGGTTTTATTTTTACTTACTTCTGTTGCCTTCTGCCTAAACCATCTTTGAGATTCTTCTTCACGTTCAAATGTTTCATCTTGTGATTGTTTTAAAATCGTTTGATATATAGACTCTTGTGTATCTTCTTCCATTAGAACATGATACCTAATTCTTTTTCTGTGATTATCATGAATTTCCACTCTCTACTAGAACAGTATTTATTCGCCGCTTCCCATTTCGCTTGATTTATTCCCCATGTCTGAACTTCATATAAATACTGTTTATTGATCTGTGTTTTTGGAGTAGGAGCTATCGTCTGAGATTTAGGTTTAACCTCTATCACGATAGTTTCTATTAATCCTTCTTTATTCTTCTTCTTGACCCAGAAATCAGGGAAATATCGGTGAACTTTGCCATCAATAGGTGACTTATAAGGCACGAAGAATTCTTCGCTTGCCCACTGCACGACATTTGGATTACGATCAAGGTAAGTCATCAACTTAAGCTCATATGAAGAGCGATAAATAATAGTAGTTGGATTACCTTTATATTTTTGCGGGTACTTGGCGTTAAAATAACCTTTATAGCTCATAGTTTTATTTATACGAGGAACTTAAATGGCATTCGATTCATTAAACTTTACGAGTAATGCTGGAAAAACTATAGGCTCTTTAGCTACTCAAAGCGCATCTGCTATTACTTCGGACTTAAGCGGAAATTTCATCACCGGCTTATCTAAAACTGGCCTTTCACTTAATGGATTAAAGTCATTAGCGGCTGAAAAGATGGATTCTTTAAATAGCTCATTGTCTGGTGTAGCAGGTTTTAGAATAACACAACAAGACTTATTTAAATCACGATCATCATCTTCTTCTGAACCTACAACAGCAGTCAATCGATCACGAGAATCTCAACAAACCACACAAGAAAAATATCCGTTAAATCTTTCAGATGAAGAACATATGTTAATAGAATTTTCTAAATATGATAGGCCTTCTCCTCTTATGCCTGCTAAATTTAACACAGAATATTCTGTATCTTTACCTCTTCCTCGTGATCTTTCTGAACAACATTCAGTTCGCATAAATCCGCAAGATACCGGATTATTAGGAATGTTTACAGATCAAATAAAAAGTATCATGAATGGAGTAACTGGTACGGAA